GAGTATGGCACTCCTTGATGATGTCAAAAGGCGGCTTGGAGTGTTCTACTCCGAAGCCGAAAAGGACGCTGAAATTCAGCAGATGATTGATGCTGCAACAGAATATTTTAAAGGGGCGGGGTGGGACATAGGTTCTACCCCTTCCTCTTTAGCGATTGAAGCTATTGTCTTATATTGCAAGATGGCGCAATCAACTGACCCAACACAACTCACTAATCACCCCGTTTTACTCTCCTTCATAGCTCAAGGGCGGGTGACAGAAGATGAAGTTTAATCCTACCACCCCTGTCCAGTTTTATGCCAAAGAAAGTGAATATGTGTCCGGGCAGGGCATGATAGAAAGCTGGAAACTTGTCAAGAGCGGAGCTTATAACACCTTTTACTGTGATTGGCAAGGGACATACGGAGACAGGGCCATTTCTGCCGAGGCATTAGGCGTAAGGGATTCAGCAACAATACGAACATTTTACAATCCGGCAGTATATGAAAAGCTACGCAGGGTTCAGGTGCTAGTCATAAAAAATGCCGATAGCACTGCCATCAAAGGCGGCGTACCGGACAAAAACAACCCCAACCTTTACGAATCATGGGGCGGCGTTGATAACGTCAGAGAGGAAAACCAATATTTAGAGTTCCGTGTCAGGAGGTATGAGGCACTATGAGGAATCTATTGCAACAAACACTTGATGATGCCCTCTATCCTGATGTGTACTCCTTTTGGCAGAGAAAGTCAGGCGCAGATGTAGACGAATATGTTGTCTATACCTTATCTGGCGACAGCGCAGAAAGTCACGCCGACAATCAGCCCCTTGCAAAAAATGCGGACGTAACAGTGCGCTATTACTATCGTGCCAGCAAATTAAATACTTACGACGGCCGACAAGCGGTCGAGGCAAGGGAAGAACAAATTCAGCAAGCCCTGGAGGACGCAGGATTTACTATTCCTTTTGGTAAATTTGATGGCGGCGATATAGACGACATAGGTTTTTACGTGACGGTGTTTGAGTGTGAATACTGGAGAGTGATTTAATGAAAAAAATAGACATTGACAATTTAGAAGTGTCGATAAACGACTTACTGTCAGAGTATGGCGATTTGGTTTACAGGGGAACGGAGAAAGGGCTTGATGCTGCTGAAAAGGTGTTAATAAACAATCTTAAATCTGCGAGTCCTGTAGGGAAAACGGGTAAATTTGCAAAGTCGTGGAAAAGCAAGAGCAAAAAATATAAATTAAAAAGATACGTCGGCAATACAAAAATGGTGGAAGGCAGAAGCGGGAAAATTCCGCTTTCTAATATTCTGGAGTATTCGACGACAAGAGGTAAACCGTTTATCAAACGGACATATGAAAACAGCATAAACGCAATGGCTGCCGCAGCAATAGCGGCGATTAAGAAGGAGGTATAAGCATGTCAAATAAAGTAATGTTCGGGCTTGAAAAAGTTCATGTAGCGTTTAAGGGGGAATCGGGGTTTGAAGAGCCAACGCCGATTCCAGGGGCAGTTAATTTAGCATTAACAGCAGAAGGCGAATCGGTAATTTTTTACGCCGATAACGTGCCATATTTTACTGTCACGTCAAACGACGGCTACACTGGCGACCTAGAAATGGCATTAGTGCCAGATAGCGTTTTGGCCAGTATGCTAGGCTGGGAAATAGACCATAATGGGATGCTTATTGAAATTGCAGACGGGGTACAGAAAGAATTTGCTTTGCTATTTGAGGTAAAAGGCAATGAGAAAAACAAACGGTATGTCTATTACAACTGCAAAGCCAGCAGACCAACCCAAGAACATAGCACAAAGGGGGAAACTGTTGAACCACAAACACAAACACTAACGCTAACCATTACACCTGTAGAACTTAGTGGCAAATTAGTTACCAAGGGAAGCATAGAACTGAGTAAAACTAACGCTGCTGTATATAACGCATTTTTCAGCGAAGTTATTGTTCCCGGCGCAACGCCGTCTGCTGTTGACAAGACGGAACTTGACGCAGCTATCGCACTTGCTGACACTTTGGAATCTGCCAGCTACACTACCGAATCATGGGATGTATTATCGGCTGCTCTTACTGCTGCTGAAACAATAAGCGCCGATGCAGAAGCAACGCAAATCGAAGTTAACAGCGCAACAAAAGCACTAATCGACGCAATCATTGACCTAGTGCCAGAAGCACTAGTGCCAGAAGCATAGGAGGTACTTATGAGAGAAGTAAATATTGGCGGTAAAGAATACAAGGTGGTAGCTAGTCCTATCACCTTGTTTTTTTACAAAAAAGAGTTTAAAACTGATTTGCTTGGGGATTTAATTTCTTTGCGGGAGATAGAGAGCGATCCGTCGGCTTTCGACGGCATGTTAGTATTGCAGTTTGCCTGGGCGATGATAAAAACCGCAAAGATTGGTTCATCCTTCCCTGGTTTTGAACAATGGTTGAAAGAATTAGAATATGTTGACTTCGAAGATACAGAAATGATGCTGAATGTTATGGAGGAAGCTCAGGCCGGTTTTTTTCGTGGCGGAAAAGCGGCTAAGCAAGAAAAGTAGTCAACCAAATACGGAAGATACCGAAATAGGAATACTTGCAACGGCTAAGAAAATGGGTTTGAGTTTTGAGGAGCTTAATCTTTTTTCTTTGGATGATTATATAGCATTTGTTGATAAATGGGTCGATAACAAAGGCGGTAAAAAAGAAACCGTCCGGCAGGCAACCCAGGCGGATATTGATTTCTTCATGGGTTAAAAGGCAGGTGATAAAATGGCGAACAAAATAAAGGGTATAACAATCGAGATCGCAGGCGAAACTACGAAGTTGCAATCTGCCCTAAAAGACGTAAATAAGCAAAGTAAAAACATTACATCAGAACTAAGGCAAATAGAAAAAGGGTTGAAATTCAACCCGAAAAACACAGAATTATTGGCACAAAAGCAGAAGTTATTAGGCGATCAAGTTGCTACTACACGGGAAAAACTTGATAAACTCAAAGACGCTGAGAAGCAAGTCCAACAGCAATTCGAGCGCGGCGAAATTAAAGAGGAGCAGTACCGGGCATTTCAGCGCGAAGTGGTTGAAACCGAAAGTAAGCTGAAACATTATGAGAGCCAGCTCAAAGAAGTCACCAAACAGCAGAATACATTTGCCAAAGCCTTGCAGGACGCTGGTAAAAAAATGCAAGACGTCGGCAAGAAAATGCAGGACGTTGGCAAAAACTTGTCTATGAAAGTCACGGCGCCCATCGTAGCAGCAGGAGCCGCATCATTCAAAATGGCGGCTGATCTGGAAGACGCTATGGGAGCAACCGACCAGATATTTAAAGGCGCTGCATATAGCGTTAAGTCCTGGGCTGATAACCTGGACAGTTACTATGGCATAGCTGAAGCAGAAGCCTTAGAATATGCCAACATGATGGGGACTATGCTGGTCAACATCGGTGGGCTTACTGAGGAACAGGCAGCTAAGCAAGCGCAGACTCTAATTGAGCTGGCCGGCGACCTGACTGCAATGTATGGCGGCACTACGGCCGATGCTGTCCGCGCCCTGACTGGTGCCCTTAAGGGCAACAACACCATGCTGGACAACTACGGCATGGCGGCTAATGACGCAATGATAAAGACCAAGGCGCTTGAAATGGGCTTGTACGATGGCACGGGGCAGATGGATCTCGCCACCAAACAGGCCGCTACCCTTGCCCTTATTATGGAGCAGACAGGAGCAGCGCAGGGGCAGGCTGCCAGGGAAGCCGAGGGCGCATCGGGGGGAATGAGGGCTTTTGCCACAGAAATTAAAAACATTGCCACGGATATAGGGGAAGTCCTACTCCCGGTAATCACTCCGCTACTGAACCGCCTGGGGGAGATCGTTAAGAAGTTTTCCGAATTGAGCCCGGAGGCCCAAAAAACTATTGTTATTATAGCCGGACTGGCAGCAGCAATAGGCCCGCTGTTAATGATTTTAGGCCCGGTAGTTTCAACCATCGGAACATTGGTAGTCGGCCTGGGGGCAATGTCCACAGCAATGGCTGGCGGGGCCAGTATCGTGGCAGGGCTTACAGCTGGCTTCCCTGCCCTGGGAGCAGCTATAACTCTTATTACCGGGCCGATAGGTATAGCCGTTGCGGCTGTTGCGGCATTAACCGCCGGAGGATTAGCTCTTAACAGTTATCTAAAACAATCCTCCATAGAAGTTGATTTATGGGGTAATGAAGTATCAGAAAAAACCCAAGAAGCTGTTGGCGGCTTTTTAAAACTTAACGACGAAGCGACTGTCGCGCTAGATCAACTTGCGTGGAGCGGTCAAGCTGTTAGCGAGGAAATGGCAAACAGTATTATTGCAACTTTTGACGAAATGGGCAATCAAGTTTTGACTAATATGCAGGAAGATCACGCACAGCAGCTAACGGAAATGCAGTCATTTTTTGCTCAAAGCGCAGCATTAACTGACGAAGAAGAAGCAGAAATACTGGCTGGCATGAAAGAACATCAACAAGCAGAACAAAAAAATGTAGAAATAAACCAGGCAAAAATACAGGAAATACTAAACAAAGCCAAAGAAGAAAAACGTGCCATAACTGAAGAAGAAAGAAATATAATTGGTAAGATACAGGAAGAAATGACCGAACAGGCGGTTGAGTACATGTCCGAGAGCGAACGTGAGCAGAAAGTTATAATGGAACGTTTAAAAAGCGAAGCATCAAAAATAAGCGCAGAGCAAGCAGCCGAAGTTGTAAAAAATTCAAAAGAGCAAAAAGAGCAAGTTGTGAGCGAAGCGGAGCAACAATATAACGAAACATTAGCGCAAATTATAAAACAGCGTGACGAAGCTGGAACAATCACAGCAGAACAAGCAGACAAACTAATTGAAGAAGCAACCCGGCAAAAAGAAGAAACAATCCTTAATGCCGAAGAAATGCACAATCGCATTATTGAAGAAGCGCAAGCCCAAGCTGGCGAACACGTCGAACAGGTGAACTGGGAGACGGGCGAAATATTAAGCAAGTGGGAGATATTTAAAAACGACGTAAGCAAAACATGGGATGGCATAAAGCAAAAAGCCTCTGAAACATGGGCTAACATGAAAAAGAGCATTAGTGATGCGTGGGACAGCATCAAAACAGCGACTAAAGAAAAATGGGATGCGGTAAAAAGCACTATCAAAGGCGTTTTGAATGGCATAATCGGATTTATCAACAAATTTATCCGTTTTTGGAACAAAATTAAACTCAAAGTGCCGAGTGTAGATATTCCTTTAGTTGGCAAAGTTGGTGGCTTTTCAATAGGCTTACCAAATATCAAGGAAATTCCTAGGTTAGCAGAAGGCGGCATAATAACACAGCAAACATTAGCAATGTTAGCAGAAAGCAACAAACCCGAAGCCGTGATGCCGTTAGACAGAATAGACGGCATCATCGCAAAGGCACTTGAAAAGGCCGGGGGCGGTGCCGGCGGAGACATAATCATTCAGCGAATGTCAGTCAGGGAAGAAGCTGACATTAGGAAGATAGCGAGAGAATTACACAACCTGCAGCAAACAAGTGCTAGGGCTAGGGGGCTGAGCTATGGGATTAACATTTAATAATAAACATACTTCTGAACTTGGCTTAAATATAAAATCATATCGTCCTATAAAAACAGAAGTTAACGACATATATCTAGATATCCCCGGCAGGGCAGGAAGTGTATTAGTCCCAGGCAAGCCAAGAGACCGTTTTATCCCTGTAGAGTTTGGCTTGCTTGCAAGTAGTAAATCTAATCTGCGTGCAAAAACTTGGGAAATAGCTACCTGGTTGACAACAGAAGGCAGAGAGAACCTTATTTTTGATGATGAGCCAGACAAAATTTATAAAGCCAAAGTAGAAGGCAGAGTAGACCTAGAACAGTTATTTGTGCTTGGTAAATTTATGGTAACATTTCGCTGTGACCCCTTTGCCTATGGAACAGAAGTCACCACCCCTGCGCAGGACGATACTGCC